GCCATTATCATCTCTGGCCGTCTCGCCAATGGTATGGCCCTTGGTGTTAATCTCGATGGACTTGATGGTCAAACCAAGTTCCAAGCTGACCGTCACTTCGAGAACAAGATTAATGCTGACGCTGATAACTATGACGCTAGCAAATCCTCTGCTTACAGTTCTGTCAGCGAGGATGTCATCATCAACCTTGCCCTCACCGTGATGCCTTTCCTTGACTGGAACGTGATGAGTATCCCTGTGCGCTGGTCCCGCATCTGCCTTTTGATTGTGTGGCGTTACGTCATGTACATCAATCACGGTATGATATCTGGCCATCTGCTCACCACCCCGCTTAACTGCACTGACAGTCTGTTTACCGCGCTCACCGCATGGATACGTTGTGGACCTGTTGATGCTGAAGGACAAAGTCTCATCAACAAGTTCTTCACTGAGACGTCCACAACAGTCTATGGTGATGACCTTGAGAGTTGTACAAACAACCCCGCTTTTGACAACTTCGCCATTGCTAAAACTGGTGCCGAACTTGGCATCAAGTATGGCCCTGGCGACAAGAGTGGTGTCCTCAACAAGTATGCCGACCCATCCAAGTCTTTTTTCCTTAAGTCGAAAGCATGGCAGGACGCTAATGGTCTTGTTCATTCACCCCTCGACCCTGACACTATCGAGCACATTCACTGCTTCGTCCGTGGTAAAACCCACGATGAGCGTGCCGACACTACTGTCATTGCTTACGCTTCCATGCGTGAGTGGTGCAAGCTTGGCGAGCCTATTTTCGACGGAGTTAAACCTCTTATAAACGCTTCCCTTGTTAAGAATGGTTGTGTTCCTGTTGACCTAACCTTTGCCCAGTACCTCCGTGACTGGCATGCTGGTCATGGTGTCACTCCTTTTATACTTTGCAAGGACCAGTCTTCCATCAAGACTTCAATGCCGACTATGGTTGAAGATCCTCTTGGTGAGACCCAGACCACCTCTGTCTCTAACAATGACACGTTGTCCACCACTGACCCCCTCGCTGGTATTAAGACCACTAAGAAGTTGACCTCCACCCTCACCGAGGCCATTGTGTCTACCACGGTCCAGACCAAGGGGACTGAGTCCATCCCTCATGGGCTCAACCCATTCCCACCGTCTGGCACTGATTCCCTCCTTGAGCGACAGTATGTGCTCTATGAGGGCAATTGGCTCACTGCTGACCCCGAAGACACTGAGTACACTTCTATCGACTTGCTTCCCACTCAGCTTGCCATCCCCAAGATTACTGCTG